CCGCGCGAGGGCATGCCCTTCCGCTGCGCCTTCATGCCCTGGTCGGCGCTCGTCCTGGACGAGTTCGACAGCGGTCGCTGGCGCCGGATGTTCGGGCGCGGGCCGGCGCAGAGCGCGAAGACCCTGCTCTTCACGGTGATCCCGACTATGTATCATCTCTTCGAATGCAGCGAGTCGGTCATCTTCGGCGCGCCGACACACGACATGGCCTACGACATCTGGAACGAGCGAGTCCTCCCCGTCGTGCGCGAGACGCGCTACGCCAGCCTCCTCCCGCGGTCCGGAGCCGGATCGCGAGGTGGCAAGTCGCGGGCGATTCGACTGAGGAACGGCGCCATCCTCCGTTTCATGGGAGCCGGCGGCGACGACTCGCAGCGGTCCAGCTACACTGCTCGCGTGGCGGTCCTCACCGAGTTGGACCACATGGAGCGCGGTGCCTCTGGCGACGATGAGGCCGGTCCGGCAGACCAGATCGAAGCGCGCACGACGGCGTTTGACGCCCAGGCGAAAATCTACGGTGAATGCACGACGACGACCGAAGAAGGCCGCATCTACATCGAGACCACACGCCTGGGAACCGACACGCGGATCCACTTCCGTTGCCCGCACTGCTTACGATGGATCGAGCCGGTGCGAGAAGGCCTGTCCGGCTGGCGCGGCGCGGCATCCATCGTCGCCGCCGGATCGTCGGCCCATTACCTCTGCCAGCTCTGCCAGCACCCATGGTCCGAAGCCGACCGCGCGACCGCCGCGCAATCCCCCCGCCTGGTCCATCGCGGACAATCCGTTGATGAATCTGGCCGCGTGATCGGCCCAATCCCCGAAACCCATACTCTCGGCCTGGTGTGGAACGCCATGCACTCCCCGCTGCGCTCGATGGCCACTCTCGCCGAAGACGAATGGCGGGCCGATCAGGCGCTTGACGAAAGCCTCTCGAAGAAGGTCTTTCAGTTCAACTGGGCCCTGCCCTGGAGGACGAAGCGCAACGAGATGGACGTCACCTACCCGTTCCTGGCCGAACATGTCACGGACGAGTATACCCACGATCCGCTGCGCGCGCTCAGTCCAGGGGCTGCTCCAGACCCACTGCCGGCCGGCATACGGTTCAGGACCGGACAGATTGACATTCAGAAGCGATGGCTCTATGTCAGCGCCGACGGTTGGGATAATGATCTGACCGATTGGACCCTCTTCTATACCGTCGTTCCGATCGTGCCGGAGGGCGTCGGCGCCGAAGCGCCAACGCGCGAGATGATTCGTGACGCGCTGGACTCGGCGCTGACGATGCTCGTCCAGACCTATGCCGTGGACAGCGTCTGGGTGGACACCGGCTACAAGCATGAAGGCGAACAGGAAAACATCGTCCGCCTGTGGTGCGCGGAGCAGGGCGACGGCGTGAACGCGCTGGTCGGTCGGTCTCAGGGCCAGATGAGCCGCATGACAGGGGAGCGCGTCGAACTTGCCCCGGAGATCCCGGACATGATCCAGTGCCGCCGCCAGCCGTCGGGCGACATGCTCTGGTTCCTCGACGTGGACCGGCTCAAGGACGAGGTGTACTTCCGGCTGTTCCGCCCGCGCGGCGCGCCTGGCTATCACTACTTCCCGCTTGACGCCGCCAACGAGGCGCGCACAGATCGCTCGCGCGGACCGGCCTCGCCCGGATGGATCTTCCAGCATTACATGCGCGCCAAGCGCATCATCACCCAGCATCCGAAGACCGGGCACGAGGTCCGCATCTGGCGCGAGGTCGGACGGCAGGACCTCTGGGACCTCGCCGCTTACGCGCTGGCCGGCGCGATGGTCACCCTCGCCGATCTTCAGGCATCCGAGAATCAAGTCCCATCGTCACCCGTCCTCGATGTCGCGCGCGCGTCCGCTGTGGACGCCGGCGGCATCCGGACCCGCTACTAAGTCCCGGAAAGGAGCATACGATGTCGAAGCCGAAAACGCCGTCCGCGCCGAAAACCGAGGTCGCTCAGCCGCCGGCCCCCCCGAGCGCGTCCGAGGCGCCTCGTACCACCGTCGCCCCCGTCCCTCTTCCGCCGTCTTCCGCCGTCCGCCAGGCGGCGGGCGCGCGGCGCGGCCGAGGCCCCCTTTGCTCGATCTGCAAGTCGCCGATGATCAACAATGGCGTCCGACGAATGAACCACCCGTTCGTGGTCCGCGTGACGTACAAATGCAGTAAAGACGGCTGCTGCAACACGTCGGTCGTCGAGGAGCGCCGCCGCTAACTCGGAAATCCGAAAACGCGCCCTTGACATCACTGCGCCGCGCGCTATAGTTTCGGGCAGACAACCTGACCGGCGCCGAAGGACGGCTGATCCCCGTTCGACGGGCCGGTGCGAAATGAGAAGCGGCCTGGTTAGAGGCTAACCACTTGCTCCGGCTGCCGGCAGGTCTTCAGGTCCGGCTCAGACGACCGGACGGATTCGGACGCAGGCGGTAGGTGCGGACATCTTACCGGCCCCATAAGCCGGAGCAACAGGGTTCGACTCCCTGGCCTGCAATTTAGATCGAGGGAAGCAATGGCCTTCTCCTGGACCTATGGCGACTGGCGGCTTGAAACCGACCTCGAAGCGCGTCGAATCAAGCTCATTCAGCATATTCAGGAGATTGAAAACCTGATCGGCGGATACGAAACGCAGAAGGCCCTCGACCAGACCGCCGCCCGCAACCTCGCCGCCCTCCAGGAAATGCTCAAGCGCCGCGAAGAGGACCTCGGCGCCCTCGAAGACGCGCTCGGCCTCGCGCCCGGTCAGTTCGACGATCAGCCCTTTGTGGAGCTGCGCCCACGGTGAAGCGCTCGATCCACAATCCGTTTACCGGACGCTACGACCAGCAGGGCTACCGCGCCGCGAAGTACGCCCGCGAGAACCGCGCCGAGCTCTCTTACGGTTCGGCAGACTTCCAGATGCGGTATGACCGCGAAACCATCATCGCCCTATCCCGCCAACTCGACCAGGACAACTGGCTCTACGAGGCGATCTTCAACCGCTTCTGCGACTATGTCCTGGGTCCGGCAGGATTCACGATCCAGGCGAAAACCTCCGACGACTACATCAACGACAAGATCGAGCAGGAACTCTGGCCCAAGTTCGCGGAATCCCCGGAGATCACCGGAGAATTCGATTACCGCGATTGCCAGGAGATCACCCTCCGCGAGCGCGGCGTGGCCGGCGATACCCTCTGGGTCGAACTGGGGCCCCAGGCCGGCGAAGCCGCGGGCAAGTTGCAGCACATCGAGGCCGAGCGCATCGCCTCCGGCCGTCGAAAGGCCGACAACGGCGACCGCGTCGAGCAGGGCGTGCAGCTCGACCGCTCCGGCCGCCGGGTCGCCTACTACATCGCCGACGTGGACGACGTGGGTGTCATCCACGTGAACGACGCCAAGCCGTATCCCGCCTTCGACTGCCACTACGTCCCCGGTCGGGTCAAGCGCAGCAGCGAGACGCGCCGCATGCCGGTCCTCAATTCCTCCATCAGCATCGCCCACCGCATTGACGACATCCTCACGTCCGAGGCCGTCGCCTGGCAAGTCCTCAGCCGGCTCGTGGCCACGCTGAAGCGCGAAGGCAACGCCGTCGGCAAGCAGGCCGTGCGCAAGGGCATCAACGCGCGCGCGAAGACCGACGGCGACACGCAGAGCGCCGCGCAACTCGTCAGCGACCTGGGCATGGCGATCCTGTTCCAGGCCGGACCGAAAGACGACCTCTCCGTCGTCGCGCAGAATCGGCCCTCGCAGCAGTTCAAGGACTCGCTCATGCTCTTCGTGCGGCTCTTCGGCGTGCCGCTGGGGATGCCCCTCGAAATCCTGCTCCTCGACTGGCAGGGCGCCAACTACTCCAACGCCCGGGCGATCCTCCTCCAGGCGTTCCTCGCCTTCCGCATCTGGCAGCACGGCCAGGTTGCTGCGTTCGATACGCCAGTTTATCGCCGACGAATTGGGCGGTGGATTGCCGACGGATCGTTGCCCTGGCGGCCGGACATCTTCAACCACACGGTGGATCTGCCCGGCTGGCCTTGGATTGATGAGGACAAAGAGGTCAGCGCCTGGGCGAAGAAGATTGATCGCGCCATTGCGACGCAGACCGAGGCTCTCGCCTCTCTCGGCAAGGATCGGCGGGAACAGTTGCGAATTCGCAAACGAGAAATCCTCGAGGCCTGGCAGGCCGCGCGGGAGATCGAGGAAGAGACCAGGGGCGAGATCAAGGCCGCCGAACTCTGGCGTCACCTGGCCGCGCTCGACATGGGCAAAACCCAGGCCGCCGTTTTGAGCGCCAAGGAGAACACCAATGCCGCAACCCAGTAGTCTCCGGTTCCCGGAGCCGGTCCTTCGTCAGCGCGTGATGCTGGATGTCGTCGCCCAGGCCCCCATGATGGACGACTCCAAGGAGAAGGACAAGCCCGATTGCATGGCCGTCATGGTCTCGGCCGCGATGAACCGTAACAATTGGCGCCTCAAGCTCGACGGCTGCCGCACGCAGAACTTCGAGCAGAATCCCGTCGTCCTCTGGGCGCACAATCAGGACCTGCCGCCCATCGGCCAGGCCACGGGCCTTCGCGTGCAGGGCGATCAGATGCTCTGCGGCGTGACGTTCGATTCGGCTCCTTTCGCCCAGGACATCAAGCGCATGTATCAGCAGGGCGTCCTGCGCGCCTGGTCCGTCTCTTACCAGGTTCTGCAATACGCCCCGATCCTCGACGCCGACGGAATCTGCCAGGGGTTCGACATCCTCGAATGGGAACTCCTCGAGCTTTCCGCCGTGCCCGTGGGGGCCGACGCGTCCGCGCTCACGCAGGCGCTCAAGACCGCCGCCGGCGACCAAACGCTCGCGCAGTTTCTTCAGACCGCCCTGGTACGGGATGCCGGGGCAATTCCGCAGGGTGGCTCTGAACCGAAGGAGGTCACAGCAGCCATGGACGAAAAGCAGATCCGAGCCGAGGCGCAGAAGCAGTACGCCGAAAACCTGAAGGCCCTCCGGCAGGCCTTCCCGCAGGACGAGAAGTTCGTTCTCGATTGCGCCGAGCAGGCCCTCACGCCCGAGCAGGCCAAGTCGAAGCACTACGATGTGCTCGTCCAGCGCGTCGCGACCCTCTCCACCGAGAAGCAGGCGATGGAGAAGCGGGTCGCAGACCTCACCGCCGAGAACGAGGACCTCAAAAAGAAGGTCCTCGCCCAGGGCCAGGCGCCCGCCGGTTCCGGCTCCGGCGCGACGGCGTCGGCAAAATTCATGGAGCGCGTCCGCCAGCACCAGAAGGAACACAAGTGTTCCTTCAAGCAGGCGCTCCAGGCTGTGCGCGACTCGGACCCCGAAGGGTTCCGAAAAGCCGACGCCGCCGGCGAGCTGTAAGCGGCAGCGCACGGAATGCCGTGCGCGCAGCGGCGCGACGCACCGTCCGTGATCGTACCGGATCGTGAAACGTTCCTTTATCGAAGGAGTAAACGCAATGAGCCAGCAGCAAGGAAGCCCGGCGTCCTTCATCGCCGGTGAAGCCCTCGAAGCCTACCGCCGGGTCAAGCTCGATACCGGCAGCGGCACGAACGTCGTTTATGCCGACGCCGGAGAGGCCGCGATCGGCGTGACGGTCGAAAAGGTCGCCAGCGGCGATCCCGTCGCCGTCCGTCTCAACAAACACGGCGGCACTCACAAGGTCACCGCGGCGGGGAGCTTTGCCGTCGGCGCTACGCTCTACGGCGCCAATGACGGCAAAGTGGACGACGCGGCCAGCGGCAGCGCCATTGGAACCGCACTCGAAGCCGCCACAGCCGCCGGCGACATCGTCGAGGCCGTCCTCTCCGACGCCGTCAGCAGCTCCATCGCCCCGGCGAACGTCCTGAACGACGCGGCCAATGAGGGCGCGGTGCCGATCCTCATCCACAAGGTCTGCGAGCCGAACTCCACCCCCGACCCGGTGACCATCGCCACGGCGACCCGCAAGCTCAAGGTCGCCCGCGCATGGATGATCTCCCGCGATACGACCGCCGCGAACGTCACCCTGAAGAACGGCAGCGACGGCATCAGCGCGGCGACCGCCAAGGGCACCGCCGATGACACCCTCGTCGGGTTCAAGGTGATCGCCGAGTATGACGAAATCGCCAAGGATGCCGTGATTTCCGCCGCGTTCAGCGCCC